AACAGCAAACAACTTTCCGCAAAGCCCCCAAAAGGGGTTTTCGGAAAGCATTGGTGTAAATATTATACGTTCGCCAATGGATGCAGGCCCTGCCAAACAGCGCAGACGCTCACAACGTCCTAGTATGATGGATGTTAGTTTTATACTAACAACACAGCAAACACAGACACTAGAGTCATTTGTATTTAACGATTTGGAAGGTACTCGACGTTTTAACTTTCAACATCCTAGGTTATATACTACAGTAGAGGTACGTATAGTACCTCAGTCAGAGGGCGAGTTATTTCGCTTACAATATTTAGCTCCAGGATACTGGCAAGCTAATTTAAAACTTGAAATATTACCATGAGCAGATTAACTCGACTAAGCCCAGAAGCAATTCGTGCAATGTTTTCGTCCGAAAGCGACCAAACATTGATTATGTTATTAACCATTTATGATCCTGCTGACGAATCACAAGTTGTGTTTCGTTTTGCTGACAACTATACACAACGTATAACTTCGTTAACCACAGAAGACGAAGTTGTATATGGAGTAACTAGTCGAGGCCAAGATTATGCTTTCCTGCCAATGGAATTAAGTCTGCCGTCAGAACAAGATACTGGAGTTGGTTCCTGTACTTTAAAACTTCAATATGTTATTAGGGAAGCCATTGAGGTTATCCGTACTGAACTTAATAAGCCTACCAAGGTCCAAATTGAGCTAGTTCTTAGCGGTTCACCGAATGTGGTAGAGGCAGTATTTCCAGGGTTTCATATTACTTCGGCCATATATAATGCAGATTCAATTAGTTTTGATCTAACAATGATTAATTATGCGCGCGAACCGTTTCCGTGTTATAATTTTATTCCAAGCTATTTTCCGGGGTTATTCTAATGGATTACAATAAATATATAGGATTGCCTTATGCTAGCAATGGCCGTACAGAGTCTGGTGTAGATTGTTGGGGTTTGGCTTGTTTGTTCTATCGCGACGAATTAGGTATTGAACTACCAAGCTATTCAGAGCTGTACTCTACGGCATCAGACCCAGAAGTTGTTAGTGCAATTAATGCTAATCGTGATAATTGGTTACTGGTTACTGAGGCAGTACCTGGCGACTTATGTCTTTTTAATATCTATGGTGAGCCTGCTCACGTTGGTATTTATGTTGGCGATAACAAATTTTTACATGCACGCGAAGGCCGTGATAGTGTTATCGAATCATTATCCAGCCCTCAGTGGTCAAAGCGTTTCCAAGGATTTTATACTTATAGCCGCCAATCACAAGTATTGGTGGCAGGATTGCCACATCCATTAAAAACCCAAGTTGTTTACGATTGGACCATGGCAGGAACTACTGTTCAAGATTTCGCCAATTATGTAAATAACAAATACTCAGTTAGTGAAGGTTATGCCTCTCAGCTAGCTGTATTAGTTGACGGCCAAGTAATCCCACGCGAACAGTGGGCGACTACTGTTTTACACGGTGGTCAAACTATTGCTTATAAATCAGTTGCTCAAGGTCGCGCAGGCAGAATTTTGCTAATGATCGCCGTTGTATACATTGCCTTGCAAACTGGTCAATGGATGGTTGGCAACGAGTCTATATTCGGTGCGGGGGCTACAGGAACAGCTGCAGCTGCAAATGTTGCCGCAAGTCCTTTTACATATGCAGCAACTGTTACAGCTGTTAATATGGCAGGTATGGCATTGATTAATGCTATTGCTCCTGTACGTATGCCTACACAGAATAACCCCGGCACTGCAGCAGGCCTTAATTTGTTCTCAGGGTCTAGCAATCAGGCAAACCGTTTTGGCGCAATTCCAGTTGTGTTGGGTAAAATGCGGGTAACAGGAGTGTTAGGTGCAACTCCTTACATCGATACCCTAACAGATACCAGCTTAATTAACATGCTTTTAGTTTGGGGTTTTGGCCCCTTACAAGTAACAGATATCTGTGTAGGAACTAGCCCAATCAAAAACTTTTATGGTCTAGAAGAGTTTGGACAAGATTTTCCCGCACCCGTCACTTTAGGCGGATACGCCACAGACGACGCTACGGCATTTAATAAACTATACCCACGAGATATTGAACAACAACAAGTAAACGTAGTATTAGTGAATAATGCTGAAGATGGCAACCCTTGGCAGAATGTAGTATTAAGTCAAGACGATACAACATCAATAGACATTGCACTAACCTTTCCAGAAGGTATGCGCCAGCTAGTAGTTAGCGGTAACGATGCCGGTAAGGTGCGCGAAGCAACAGCAGCCGTTGAATTTCAAGTACGTAAGTTTGATATTACCACAAATGCCTTTAGCGCATGGACTTCGCGTGCTAGCTATACCCACGGAGCAGCCGGTACCACTACTACAGCTTATACAAATACTATTGGTAATAAGATTGGTTACGTTACTGTTGTGAGTGGTAGTGGAGATAATGGCGATAGTAATCTTTTCAACCCTCTTTATCAGTTTTTTACTTACGCACTTAGCGAAACTGGTGAAATTAGACGATTTGACGGAGCGGCTACTAAAAATAAGAACCAAGACCCTACTGGAGATTTATTAGAAATATACAGAAAAGGTAGTTATGCTAATTTATTAGGCAATGACGCAGACCCTCTTACATATAGTAGAATTCCAGAAGTACCTAAAAATGGCTACATAAAGCTTTATACAATCTGTGTTTTTGGCAACGAAATTGAAGAAACAGTTAATCACATACAAGGATATATTGGATATACAGGTCTTGGCTTAACTACAGAAACTGCTACTACTTATAACGGCTACTCAGACAATATAGAGGCTATAGGAATAAAAGTAACTATTGCTCCAGGAACAGTCTCGCGCTCTATCTCGTCACAACCAGCAGTTGGTGTAGAAATTCCTATATTTAATAGCAGAAATATGTCTGGCGTAATAAATAGAACTGATGGTGGCTGGGCAACCTTTACTAATACGTATTCAGTTTGGGATGCAGCACAGCCCAGCGCCTTGGAGTTTGATAAAACTCAACAAGTTAATTTCCCCTATACAGGATACTACAAAGTAGAAGCTAGTGCTGATGATGAAGGCAGTATATTAATTGATAACCGACAAGTTGTAGGAATACCCAAACCTGGATACTCTAGTACAGTTATTAACTTAGTATATTTAGAAGCAGGAAATCATTCAGTTAGACTAAAAGCTAAAAATAGTAATGGTGGGAATGCTGGTGTTGCCTGCTATATAACCTATACTGAAAACGGCGGTTTAAATAACTTAGCTACCCCTGAAACTATTATAAGCTTTGGTAGCCCTGGACTATTCCATAAACGTAAAGATGCTTTTAACTTCGTTTATAAGCTAAAGAATTTACCCCAAGGCCAGTACGAAGTTAGAGTACGTCGTGTAAATGATGACGTTACCGAACCTTCGGAAGAGTTGCGGAATTATAATAAAGTAGCTTTACTGAGTGTTACAGGTTATGCTAATCCAATAGATACTGCAACAGGATTACCTCAAGGCCCACTAAACCAAATACCAAATTCGTACTTAGCACGTACAGCATTAAGACTGCAAAGTACTAGTAAAGCTAACGGTAATATTGATGGGGTTAATGCCGTAGTGCAAACAATTACCGCAGACTGGGATCGAACAACTAGAACGTGGGTAACTCGCCCTACAAGTAATCCAGCAAGCCTTTTTGGGTACGTACTAACCCATCCGGCTAATGCCTATCGTATTAAACAAACAGATATTCTTGCACAAATTGATGTAGTAGCATTACAGGTTTGGCACGAATATTGTGATGATAACGGATTTGAGTTCAACAGTGTTATATCACAAACACAGAGTGTTATGGACGTTCTACGAGATATATGTGCTGCCGGCAAAGCAAGCCCTACTTATGTAGATGCTAAGTGGTCTGTTATTGTTGACAAACCGCGTGCTTATGTAACTCAACACTTTACCCCACACAACTCATGGGGATTCGAATCTACAAAGGTTCTTCCTAGACTGCCAGACGCGTTCCGTGTTACTTTTGCAAATGCCGAAAAGGCATATCAGGCTGACGAAATTTTAGTATTTAACTTTGGCAAGACTAAGAACACAGCACAAGTTTTTGAAGAATTGAGTTTACCAGGCGTAACAAACGCACGTCAAGCTAGACACCTTGCTCGCTGGCACTTGGCACAAACCAAGTTGCGACCAGAAACTTATACCCTTAATGCTGACTTTGAGTACTTAGTATGTAGTCGCGGCGATTTAGTTCGTGTAAGTCACGATGTTCCTTTATGGGGTACATCAAGCGGGCGTATTGCTGCAAAAAGCGGATCTAATATTGAGCTTAGCGAACAAGTATATTTAGAAGCAGGAAAATCTTACCAAATTCGAGTTCGATTAAATACTATTTCTACTACACCTGGCAGTGATAGTACGGTGTTAACACTAGCCCCTATTACTACTAGTGATTGGTATAGTAGTATCACACTAAGCGCTGCTGTTCCTGCAAATGTTGAAGTCGACAATCTATATATGCTTGGCGAAGTTTCAAAAGAGTCACAGCAGCTAATAGTTCTTGGAATTGAGCCTACACCTAATATGGGTGCACGCTTAACGCTTGCTGACTACAGTCCTGAAATTTATTCCATAGACATGGATTCAGATACTGAGCTACCATCGTTTAATGCAAACATAACAGGACAAAGTACAAGTACTCTACAAAATACTATTACTAAAGCACCAACAATTGTTAGCGCAACCAGTTCTAGTGATATTGCGGAAGAGATTTCGCGCGGTACTTACCAAAATGCTTTAATAATTAGTTTTGCAAATGTACAGGGACTAACTAATCAAGCTCAAAAAATTCAAGTACAAATCGTTCTTGGCGATCAACAGTTTGATTCAGGTAATTTATTTGGAACTTATACTATTGATAAGTCAGCGGGTAGTTTATCTATCAACGGACTAAAAACTCTTACTATTTACAAAGCACGTGCTAGATATACTAATGCTACTGGAAGTGTAAGCGGACCTTGGTCGGAAATATTTTACTTTACTAATCAAGGTAAAACGGTAAATAACTATACTGTTCAAC